TAACCGAAAATAGTACTGAAAATAATAATGAAAATAATAATGAAAATAATAATGAAAATAATAAAGAAGATCCTTTTAATTTTTTCGAAGACGCGGTGTTATAAGGATTTTTAAATTAAATTTTTTATTTTTATATAGATATAAATGGCATCGAGTATAAATCCTATTATAGTGGGTTTAGTAAGCGCTTCAATTGCGATTATTTCTTATTTTATAGATCTTAAATTGACAAACGAAAAATATAATCAAACAAAATTAATTAAAATTACACTACTTGGTATGTGTATTGGAATATCAAATATAATTTTATTTTCATTATTACAATCTAATATTCAATCATCAAGTACGCAAGATATAATGACTGGTAATCCAGATTTTTAAATAGTTTTATTTTACTATTTAAAAATATGTTTTATTTTACTATTTAAAAATATGTTTTTTTTACAGTAACTAATGGTCCTTTTTTTGATTTTAGTAAATCAAAATCCTGGTCATCGTCATCATGATCAGGATCATAATTACTTGTATGAAATTTCCAAAACTGTGGATGCCCAATCTGAAAATCTGAATGCGTATCAGCTTTATACCAGAATACTTGATCTTGTAACTTATTACTTTTAGCGTTATTGTGTATAACGAGGCACTCGTAGTTTTCTGTACATTGATCCATTACTTGGCAAAATACATCGAAAGTAGGAAACATTCCCGCATATTGCTCATGCAGTTGCCTTCTATTTCGGACAATATTTTCTCTTAATAAAAACACATAATCAATATTTGTTCTTAAATTAGGTGGTATGCCTAATGCGTATTGCATTGTAATTAAAAAAAGAGATTTGTAATGCCTACCATTCATGAATAGAGAACGAATATTTTTACTTCTTACCCATCTAGGATCATATAAACAATCATCAAGAATAAGAAATGCGCGCGGATCAATATTAGAAGAACCGTTCATTTCTTGTTGTTGTTTATAATTTTTAACGACCTTTTTTTGTCGCGCTAAATAATTCTCAACTACAGTTTCATTATATTCACCATGAATAAATACGCTTGGCATTATTTTAGAATAAAAATGATTAGCACCCTCTGTTCCACTTATTACAGCACCTACTGGTAAATCTTTATGATAATATAATAAATCTTTAACTAAGAAAGATTTTCCAGTTTCTCGTTTTCCTATGAAAACGACTACTTTATCATTTTCTATTTTAGACATATCAAATTTAGTTAATTCCATTGCCATAGTTACTCTTTATTAGTTATAATAAAATATTATTTTACGCAACAAGTTTAAAGTTTGCCCAAAAAACAATTTATTATGTTAATATGACTACACGAGATGAACTATATAATAGTTTAGGATTAAGAATTATATCAAATAAAGAATTTTATAATATACAAGAAACTTTATTAGATTTCTATAATATACATAGTTTTAGTTATTTTAATCCTAATATAAAACTATTTACAAATTATCCAAAGGCCGAATATACACTAAATAATAAGAATAAGTTATTAAAATTAATAAAAAAGGGGCAAAGAAAATCCATATCAGGTTTTTTCTATAAAGCCTTATTAAAAACAAAGTCAAATAAACATTTTTATAAAAATGTTTTTATAAAAGAAATACCTATTTTCACGCCGCTTAATATTAAGTATTATTATAATAATTGTAATAAATCAATTACATCAATGAACAATGATAATCATATAATTTCGTCTATTTTATATAACTTAAATGAACAATGTAATGTCGAAATTTTTGTTAATTATTTAGTTTCTAAATTAAAAGAATTAATGATATCGCCTCATTTTTGTGAATATTATGGATCTTATAACGTAAATATAAGTAAATTTACATATGATATAACTGAAGATGAACCTACTATTAATAGTTTTGATGAAATTACTAAAGATAAATCTATTCCTTTAAAAATAATAGATAAAAATGGCTTATATATTGAATATGAAGATATTCCTTGTTATTTATTAGTTACTGAAAAATTAGCAGAAGATATAAATTATATAGAAGATAACGGACTTTTAACATATGAAATTGTATTGTCATTTACATTTCAAATATTTTCCGCAATAATTACTATGAATACTTTATATGGGTTGAAACATAATGACCTGCATTTTGGTAATATAATGATAAAAAAAACTGATAAACAATTCTTATATTATAGTATTAATAATACTTACTATAAAATACCTACTTATGGATTTATTATTTGTATATTTGATTGGGGTAGATCTACATATAATTTTAATAATTATATAGGAAAAAATAACATATTTACATCTTCACGGGATTGTTTTAAACAATATATCTATAAAAAAATTAACAATAAGGGATATGATACAATTGAATTAGATAAGAATATATGGACAGATATAGTCATGGTAAGTCATAGTATATTACATGAATTTAAAAGTATTTTAAAAGATACACCATTAGAAGAAATATTATTAGATAATATAACTACACCATGCCGTGATCAATTAGATATAGATCTATTTGATTGGGATCTATATTTAAGTATAACATGTAATAAGTTTAATATTAATCCTAAAGAATTAATTACAAATCAGTTATATAATAAATTTAAAATTAAAAAAAAATTAACTAAAAATAAACACATATATAAAATATTTATTTAATCTGATTCAGTAATAAAATTCGATGTATTATTTACAGTAACATTACTTATATCATTAGGATATTTCGACCAAGTATCAGCTTTATTAAACATATCACTATATGTATTTTTTAAATTATTTTCAGTGATTTGCTCTTCGTAAAAATTACGTGGAACATATCTATATTCGATTTTAGGTAAAGGACATTTATTATAATTATCCATATAACTTTTTGTTATCATTATTAAACCTACAATTAAAAATATTAATATCAATGATTTCATTTATTTTATATTAATATTTTAATATTATGCATTCTCCTTCTTTTGTTTTAACCAAGGATCTTCTTCATTTAAAGTTTCCTCTATATTTTTAATATCAGACTCATTATTTACCGCAGTTTCATCTATATTTTTAATATCAGAATCATTATTTACCGCAGTTTCATCTTTGTTTAGTTTTTGTTTTTCAGCCTGTTCTCTAGCATATTCAATATTTTCTTGAAAATGTTGGTCTTTCTTTTCTTGATTTTCTTTATATTTTTTAACTAATGTATTTAATTCACCTTCGGCATATTCTTGAGATTCTATATTATGAGGATTAGGATCCCATGGCAGCCAAAAACCCACTTGCCCGATATAGACATTAAATCCTTTATCATTGTTTTGTAATTTTTTTGCTTTAGATTGTGCTTCTTGTAATGTATCATAAGTACCTCTTATTTTAACTCCCCTAACAGAAGTTTTAAATTCATTTTTTTCGTAAAATTCAGATTCTAATTTTTCTTGGTTTATATAGAGAAAATCTTTGTATTTATCCTGAATACTATTTTCATCTAAATCGTATTTTTTACCCATTACTTCTAAGAATTTACCAGCGAAAAAAACATCTTTATTAACAAGTACTTCTTCGGGCGAGACAAAAGATAAACAGCAGTAATTTTGGCCTCTTATTTGTGGATCAGATTCTAAAAAATCTTCAGTATCAGTCATTACAAATAATGACTTATTAAACTTTAAGTAAATATTTATAATTATTTATTTCTATTTATTTTCTATTTATAATATATATAAATATGGACACATTAAGAAATGAACTAAGTGATTTACAATCGGCATTTGATCTTCAAGAAGTAGTAAAACGCGCGGTTAAATATTTAATTGAAGGTGGTGCGGTAGCTGTAGCAGCATATTACATTCCAAAAAAACAAATGAACATTGAAGAAATTGTTATGATAGCAATTACTGCTGCTGCGACATTCGCATTATTAGATATGTACGCGCCAAGTATTGGTAATGCTGCCAGACAAGGCACTGGCTTTGGTATTGGTGCTAATATGGCCGGTTTCCCTGCGATAGCTTAAATAATAATTAAATAATAATTAAAATAATAAATAGTATTATTAATTTAATTAAAAATATAGTAATATTTAAATTTATGGATTATATTTTAATCACTGGTGGAACTGGATATATAGGTTCAAATATTTGTATTGAATTATATAAGTATACACAAAATATAATAGTAATTGATAATTATAGTAATTCTTTTAAAAATATAGAGAGTATAGTTAATAAATTTGCACCTAAAATAATTTTTTTAGAGTGTAATCTATTAGATAAACAATTATTAATAGGTATATTTGTAACATATAAAATATCATCTGTAATACATTTGGCTGGACTAAAATCTGTAAAAGAATCTATTGAAAATCCACTTTTATATTACAATAATAATATTTCAGGTACTCTTAATTTACTAAATGTTATGAAAGATTTTAAATGTTTCAATTTAATATTTTCATCTTCCGCGACCGTATATGGCAATCAAAATACAATTCCTATTCCGGAAACGGCTATAACTTATGGAAAACCAGAAAATCCATATGGATATAGTAAATTATTTATAGAAACTATATTAAAAGATATCGCATTAAAATCTCATTGGAAGATAATTATTTTAAGATATTTTAATCCAGTTGGTTGTCATTCAACGGCATTAATAGGTGAACTACCTAAAAATATTCCATCTAATTTATTTCCTTATATTTTAGGAGTATATAATGGTAAATATCCTTATTTAAATATTTTTGGAAATAATTATAATACAAAAGATGGCACATGTATTAGAGATTATATACATATAGAAGATTTGGCAAGAGCACATGTTTGCGCTTTAGATAAAATCATAAAAACAAACATATTAAAAATTAATATTTATAATATTGGTACCGGTATAGGATATAGTGTATTAGATATAGTAAAATGTTTTAATAAACATTCTAATTATAATATTAAAATGAAAATATGCGGTAGAAGGGTTGGTGATACTGCTATTTGTTATGCGGACAATAAAAAAGCAATTAAAGAATTAAATTGGACACCTAAATATAATTTAAATGATATGGTATGTGATAGTTTAAAATGGGCTGATAATTTTAATAACACGTATGATACCAATAATTATCACGACGATCAACATTCTTAAGTTTAATATCGTATTTATTAATTAATAAATACAATTCTTTTTTAGTATATGATACAAGTTCAGCATTTGATATATGAATATTTCTGTATTCCAGAATTGAATTTAGTTTACTACGCAGAAGAAGTTTATTATTAATAGTTTTTTTTTTAGTTGAAGCCATTTATTATCAGATTAAAAATAATTTATTATCAAATTTATTATCAAATTTATACAGTTGGTATATACTGCCATTTTAAATCATCACATATTTTTTTCCATACTTCATCATGTTCTTGTAATTTTTCTCGTGATTTTAATAATCGACAATATGATAAATATTCATCTTTATCTAGCAATTGAAAAAATTTATAAAAAATATATGGATATGAAAAAAAATTACTTCTATCAGAAGGACAATATTTCATCCAAGGGCCTTGAATTTCTTTAAACATATTTCGTACTTTTTCTTCTAAATCACCCGTAATTACTGGTGCTGGTTTACCTGTTATTCTATTTGTAATATAATGACAATGTTCATAATATTTTGTTAAATCTAATTTTTTTAATATATCTCTTACTTTTTCAACAGTTAATTGTTTTAAATTTATGTAGGATTCTTTTTTTAATTCACGAATTATTTTCTCGAATATATCTTCACTAATATCAGTTGATTCTTTTGCTTGAAATTGCGATAGCCATTCATTTGCGTGATTTATTTTTTTATAGGCAAAATATGTAAGTTCTCGGGGAGGTTCTTTATATGAAGGTGTATCACAATCAACTAATATCTTTTCCTCATTACCACACGTAGGACATATCATACATCCATGAATATTATCTTGAATTCGTGGTAAAATACAAAAAGGACAATTATCTAATTCTTCATTAGAAACATTATTAACATTTTTAATATGATTATTATCTACTATACTTAAATATTTATCCATTATATCATTTTTACTATTATATTCTGATTTAGTTTTTTTTACCTCTGAAGATTGTTTAGAATTTCCAAAAAAATCTAAGACTGTTTTTTTACTATTGGTTAATAAACTTTTATTAGAATATACGGCTTTATCATCGTAATATTCATATAATAAATGACTTGTATCCATTATATATTTAATCAATCCTTTATCGGATTCTATATCCGAAATTTCTTTCTCCAAATATCTTATTTTTTCTTGTAAATTTAATTTATCATTAATATCATTATCAGATAATTGATCAGTTGAAACTTCATTATATTTATTTAGTATATTTTGCATATTTTCTAACTCGTTATTTTTTTCATTTAATGAAAATCTTTTAAGGTCTAATTCATTTATTTTATTATTATGACGACTATCTATGGTAGTCTGTATTATATTACTATTTTTTTTAGTATATGCTTTTTTTTTCTTTCCCTTAAATAGAGACATTTAAAGAATAAAATATTTTAATCTTTAAATAAAAAATAATTCGTTTGTAACAGCTAAATAGATTATTATATAATATATAATATTATGAGTAATATAGAAAATATAAATATTGTTCCGCATGTTGACATGATTAGCGTATATAAAATGTCTTTTATATATAACGCAATTTTAAATGGTTGGACTGTAAGAAAACTACAAAATAATAAATTTGAATTTAGTAATAATAAGGATGAATTAAAAAAAGAGTTTTATTTAGATAATTTTCTCAAAAATTTTATTAATTCTAATCTAAATATAAATCATATAATCAGCAGCGATGTATTAAATAAACATACTAATATATGATCATAACAACTTTATAAACGTGCGTTAAATATAAATAAATATCTTTTAATATATATATAACTAATGGGAGGTGGTTTAATGCAATTAGTAGCCTATGGCGCGCAAGATATCTATTTAACAGGTAATCCCCAGATTACTTTTTTTAAAGTAGTCTATAGAAGACATACAAATTTTTCTGTTGAAAGTATAGAACAAACTTTTAATGGGACTGCTGATTTTGGAAAAAAAGTCAGTTGTACTATATCACGTAATGGTGACTTAGTGCATAGAATTTTCTTACAAACAACTTTACCTGCTCAACAATATACAGTTTCCGGTGGCGTTATTACTTATAACGCTGATGCTGAAATGGCAAATGGTATATTACGTTGGGTTAATTGGGTTGGTGAAAAACTAATAAATTATGCTGAAATTGAAATAGGTGGTCAGCGTATCGATAAACATTATGGCGAATGGTTGCATATATGGAGTCAATTAACTAATTCGGCTTCACATGCCGAAGGATATCAGCGCATGGTAGGTAACATTCCAGCTTTAACTAATAACGCAATAGCGGGGGGAGTGACTACTGATGGTAACATAAAAGCACAAAATTTATACGTACCTTTACAATTTTGGTTCTGTAGAAATCCTGGTCTTGCTTTGCCGCTAATAGCTCTTCAATATCATGAAGTTAAAATTAATATTGAATTTGAAGAACTTAAAAATGTTTTTATAGCACAAAAATCAACATCACCTGTTTCTAATGCTACAGTTGTAGGTTCACTTAATAATACATCATTATGGGTAGATTATATCTTTTTAGATACAGACGAACGTCGCAGATTTGCTCAGCTATCGCATGAATATTTGATTGAACAATTACAATTTCCAGGTGAAGAAACAATATCAACCAAAACAAATAAAATTAGACTTAATTTTAATCATCCTGTAAAGGAATTAGTATGGGTCACGCAAAAGAAAACAGCTATAGATTTTAAACAACATTTTAATTATAGTGATGTTTTGGATAGTTCACCCGCATTAACACATTACGCAACGGGTAACCGTCTTATGCAAGGTATTATAGAAAATATTACTTTAGCGACTGCTTCGGATACTAAATTAAAATTAATAAATGAAGACATTGGTGAAAATACCTGTGCATCTGCTAAAATACAATTAAACGGCCAAGATCGATTCTCTGTTAGAACAGGTGATTATTTTAACTTTGTTCAACCCTATAATCATCACACACATACTCCACATACCGGTATTAATGTTTACTCGTTTGCTTTAAAACCCGAAGAACATCAACCATCGGGTACCTGTAATTTTTCAAGAATAGATAATGCTAACTTATTTTTAACTGTTACAACTAATACAATTCTTACTGGATCGAATGGACAACCTGGAATAACAGCTGGTGTATTAAAGGAACATATGGTCGTAGGGACGCCCTCAAATAATACTACACCGCCTGCTAATGCCCGTGTTAGAGTATATGCCGTAAACTATAATGTTTTGCGAATAATGAGTGGTATGGGTGGATTAGCATATTCAAATTAATTATTAATAATATTAATATTTATTTAAATAGTATATAAATATTTAAATAAATGCCTCTAAAAAAACACGCCGATAAAAAAGATGACGATGACAATCACAGTAGAACTTCTGTTTTAACAGAAATAATTGATCCTCATAATACTGAAAAATGGGAAACTAATGAAAATGTAATCAGAAAACAATGGCTTGAACAATTACAATATGTATTAATTTTTTTACAATTTTTTAATGATAATATAAAGGAAAAAGAAGCAACAATAGGATGGTGGATAATATTAATCACTTCTTTTATATCTTTTATAACATTATTTGATCTTGAAAAATTAGGTACTACTACTTTTTTTAATAAAAATTATAATTGGACTAAATCCGTTATGTTGTCTGGGCTTTCTATGACAACTACTCTTCTTGCTGCGTGGTCAAAAAAAAAGGGGTTTGTTAAACGTATTAAAGATATAGATAAACGAGTATTTTCCATAGAAGCTTTATATGGTAAAATTTCATCCGTTCTTGATCTACCTGTAGAAGATCGTCCTCAATATATATTATTTTATAAACGTAATATAACTGAAGTTCAAGATTTATTATGTTATAATCAATTAATTTCACCAACAGAATTAAATTTTGTAATGTATATTATAACCAAAAAATATCCAATATTAATTAAGGATGCGGCACCATGGTATATTAGAGATATTGAAACTGATGAATATACAGCAGATTATAATTATGGTAAAAATTTAATAGCAAGTTATGAGAAACAGCTATTTAATAGTATATGTATTAGAATTTTTTCTTGTTTTTTCTGCAAATCTCAATGTTGTAAAACAATAGATGATGGTAATCCATTTACTAAGCCAAGATCCGAAAATACAAATAAATCATCTTCTGAAATAAATTTAGATAATTATCTAAAAAATCAATTTAATGAAGTATTTACTGATAAAGGTCTACCTCAAAAACAAATGAATACTTCTGAAAATATTGTTATTAATATAGATTCAAATTAGGATTTATTCGACGACGACGCTGCCTTCAGCAGCGGCCCTTGCCCTAAGCTGTTCCACCGCCTCCGCTGCCCTCTTGCCCCGCTCTGCATCCAAGCCTCCTTTATCGGCGTCCGCGCGAAGCTGCTCGATAGGATCAACATGAGCATATGGGTGGCCATATGCTTCTACAGCCGGAGCGACGATCTTCCACAACCCGAGTGATTTCCAATGACTAAAGCAGTACTTATTCTTAGTGCCGGTGAGCGCTTCTCCGACTTTTTCCATCTGCTTGGAATATGGAAGAGGACAGGTGCCGGTCCCAACAGAAATAGAGCATCTTTCATCGTCCTCGACACAATCCGCACACGTACATTCTTTCTTTGAACAGGGCGCGCCGCACTTGCCGATGGAACAACAACCCCATGAAGCGCGGACTTTTGCATCTACACAAGCTACTCGGGACTTATGATTATTATATTCCTCCCTCAGATTCCCGATCTGCGATCTTGCCGCGGTTATCCCTACCGTATCTTGTATTTTTCTACGTCCTTTATTTAGAAGGACGAGTAAGTCTAAAATAGGTTCTCCGCCTTTTTGTGAAGATGTTCTTGGTTTTCCACCTTTTTGCGAACGCTGTCTTGATTTTAGTGATCTGGATTTAGACATTCTTGGTTTTCCACCTTTTTGCGAACGCTGTCTTGCCCTTTGTAATCTGGATTTAGACGTTCTTGGTTTTCCACCTTTTTGCGAACGCTGTCTTGCCCTTTGTAATCGGGATTTAGACGTTCTTGGTTTTTCTCCTTTTTGCGAACGCTGTCTAGCTCTTTGTAATCGGGATTTAGACGTTCTTGGTTTTCCTCCTTTTTGCGAACGCTGTCTTGATTTTTGTAATCGGGATTTAGACGTTCTTGGTTTGCCACCTTTTTGCGAACGTTGTCTTGATTTTTGTAATCGGGATTTAGACGTTCTTGGTTTTCCTCCTTTTTGTGATATTTTCCGTTTAAGTAAATTAGACATATATATATATATATGATTTATTTTCTAATATATTGATAGCCTTTTTATATACTTCATAATGTTCTCTCCAATATCCACTTTTGGTTAGTATATATCTTTCCTTGACATATTTATTTACTATTAAGTAAATAAATACTCTCTGATATAATTTTTCTAAATTAATATAGTTATCTTTAATGTCATTATGAAAATATTTATTTGCTAATTGAGTAAAATTATTATGATTTTTAAATGTTAAATCCACATTATTCTTTTTTGGAACGGGTGTATTCATTATTGATTGTAGAATATGAATAGCTAATTCTGTTACATTTTTGTTTTCATTTATTCCATTACTAAATCTTCTACAATTACAACATACATCACCACAAACATCTTTAGTTAAACATCTTAATTCGCCTAAATAATTGCAAATTTGACAATGTCTGCAATCAACTATATTCTCGGCATATTCAACCATCTTACTTAATTTATCTACCTGATGATCAATATGCTTTACATTTTTATCTATTGATTTATTGAATCTAATTAATTTTTCAGCCATAATTTTATCTTGATAATTATAATACATAGTACAATCACTTTTTAGTCCATCTCTTCCTGCTCTTCCTATCTCTTGATAATAATTTTCAATTGAAAATGGCATATTAAAATGTATTACATAACGGACATCGGCTTTATCAATTCCCATTCCAAACGCAATCGTAGCAGCTATTACATTAACCTCTCCGCTTTGCCATTTTTCTTGAGTTTCTTTACGAAGTTTTGTAGCTAAACCGGCGTGATATGGTAGACATTTAATATCAAATTGTTGTAATGTAGTACTTATTTCATCACATTTTTTACGCGATAAACAATATATAATTCCAGATTGTTCTTTATATATTGTTTTTAAGTGATTTGCTATTTCACATACAGTAGCTTCCGTTTTTGTACGTTTCACTACCCTTATATTAAGATTAGATCTAAAATATGAAATAGTATATGTTTTATGATTTACGAGTTTGAGAAGATATTCTATATCACTTCGTGCTTGTAAAGTAGCTGTGGCAGTTAATGCCATAATAGGTATATCTGTAAAATAATCTCTAATATGAGATAGTTTACGGTAACTGCTTCTAAAATCATTACCCCATAATGTTACGCAATGAGCTTCATCAATTACAAATCTGGTTAATCTGCCACATTCTTCAAGGAGTTTAAGATTATCATAAAATTCAGTATTTGTTTCTAATGTTTCTGGAGTTGTATATATGATATTTTTGTCATAATTTTCACAAATCATCGTATCTAAAATTAATCTTTTATTTTTTATAGAAACATCACCAAATAGTGCGTCAGATTTTATTCCTTTCTTTTCTAAATTAGCAACTTGATCATTAATTAATGATTTCAAGGGGGATATCACTACAGTAATACCTTTCTGTAATAACGCAGGTAATTGATAACAAATACTTTTGCCAGACCCAGTTGGTAATATAACAAATAGGTCTTTATTCGCTAAAGCGTCTTGAATTATATCTTTTTGAGGATTTCTAAAAGTATTATATCCAAAATATTCTTTAAGGCTTTTTTCCAATGTATCAGACATTTATTATAAAAAATAATGTATTTTTCATTCAAATTTTAAATGAAGTAATAAATTATTTTTCTATTCTCTATAATAGAATGGATACTATATTTTGGGGACCCGATTGTTGGAAATTACTACATAATGTTACACAAAATTATCCACTTAAACCAAGTAGCTATATACAGCAAAATTACAAGGCTTTCTTTATTAATTTAAAAAACATATTACCATGTATTTATTGTAGAAAATCGTTAAATAAATTTATGGAAGAATTGCCTATTGATAATTTTCTAAAATCTAAAAAAGATATTTGTTTATGGTTATATTTAATTCATAATAAAGTTAATGATAAACTAAGATCGGACGGCCAAACTATATCTAAAAATCCTAAATTTGAAACTATATATAAACGCTATCAAAATCAATTAAAAAATCTTAATAATAAAAAAAAACAAATACCTGGTATTGATTTTATGTATTCTATTGTATTTAATTATGTATTTTCAAAAGATAGTCTTTCTAATAAATGTTATAAGGAATATGTATCATTTTTTAATAATTTAAAATATGTGGTGCCATTTAAACATTTTAAAACCATTTATAAAAAATATTTACAAAAATATCCTATTAATAAGAATATATGTAATAATATATTTAAATTATGGATGTTTGGTTTAGATGAATATTATAACGATGCAATTACCTCTAATAAAAGATGTTTTAGTTGTACATGTAATAAATATGATAAATATAGGGCTAAATGTGCGATAAATACTTGTAGAATTGTTAACTAATTTGTTTTATAATTTCAGGATCATATGATACACCTAATATATTATAATTTCTCCATATAAATGACAGTTTTTCTATTTTGTTAAATGATTCATTGGAATCAGGTTTTTTATTAACAATAAACCACGCACGTCTATAAAAACTTTCATCTGATTCATATAATTCACGAGATATGCCGTATATAATACCATTATTGTGTATATTAATGTTATTCATTTAATTTTAAATTAAATTATTAAATTAAATCAAATTTAATAATTTACTTACATTTATCATATTCTGCCTTATTATTATTCCAAGCGGGATTTTCTAAACCACTGTATTCATTGTATAAAGCTGGTATTCTATTATAAGGATGTACTCTTCCATGAATATTATTACAAGTATCATTTGTACCTATGACTATATTACCATAATCACGCACGTTTGACCATGTATGTGAATTAGTAATATTATAATCTATATGATTATCTTGTATTATATTTTTTGGTGCGGAATATTTCATACAATGTGTAGTACTTGTATCATCTATTATTCTGTTATTTTCTAAAATAACTGGTTTATCAGAACAAATACTTGAATTAGTATTACACGGTAATTTACCTACACAATTTATTCTAAATGTATCTGGATAAGAACTCATTATAATATATAAATATAAAATTATTTAATCAAAAACTATTATTTTGGAAATTACTAACCAATATGTTACTAAACCTAATATTATACATACCATAAATTTTACAAATGTAGTACCCATAAATACATTTTCGCTTGGATTAGATACAAACATTAATAAATTTAAAACGACTAATATTGTTACAAATTTAACTAGTTCATTATAAAGTGTCTTATATTCTTCATCTACCTTATATTCTAATTTAAAGTCCATTTATATATTTGCAGAAAATAATAAGACAAAAATTATTTAGTATTATAAGTTTAAATATAAATATTAAAATATACTAATCAATTAAATGAATACAAAAAATATGTTAATTATCCTATTTATAGCTGTAATTATTATTGGATTATTTGCTTTGTATCGGCATATTACTAATGTAAATAAACGATTATCTAAAATTGAAAATGTTGTTACTATCACTCATGGACAATTTTTAAATAAAAATGATGATAAACAAAGTAATAATCCTTTAAATTCAGATGAAAATTACCATGATAACATATCTGATTCGGATTATAAATTATACAATAAAGATGCCGCTTTAAATAAACAGGAGAATGATTCAAATAATTCTATAGAACCATCAGACAGTATTGAAGAAACAAGAAATGAAGTAAAAGTATTAAGTAATGAACTTGATAGACTTAATACACTTATTGACGAATCCAGTAACTTATCAAACCAAAAAATAATTAATAACAGTGAAAGTATTAGAATAGATGAAATTTTAGATAGTGAAAATTATAGAAATTCATTACTGAATATATCTGACACAGAACCTGTTACTTCAGAATTACAAGAATTAATAAGTAACGTAAGTAAAATAAGTAAAAAGGGGATTACTAAACATGTTTCATCTGAATATGATGATCTCGCAGATGTTTCTATCGAAAATAATTCAGAATTAAATGCTTTAATTAAAGATAAGAATATAATAGGAGAAAATACAAGTATAGATGATTTAGAGAGTATTGAAAAACTATCTATTAAACAATTTAATCAATCAGATACTAAATCAGATACTAAATTAGACACTAAATCAGATACTAAATCAAATGCTTTTACCTCGACAAGCGAAATTGAAGTAGATATATTTATATCAAAATATAGTGCGAGAGAATTAAAAGAAAAATGTAGAGATATGGGCATAAGTCAAGCTGGAACTAAAAAACATTTAGTAGAAAGACTTTTTAAAAATAATCCTGAAGAATTATTAGAAAATATATCAAATACCATAAATATATCAGATAATTAAGTCATCATAATTTATAATAAAA